GAAATCAGCCAAAGTCTTTAGTGAGACTTGTAAGTTGTATCCTCTTCGTCCTTTTTCAGTTGGCTGACGAGTCAGCTTGAAATCGGGCCCGAATGGTACACCTTCCTTGTCATTTGCTAAAGAAGATTTGCATGCTTTAAGATCTACGTGAGCCGGTAAGATTTTTCTTACCTTCTTTACCAGAATCTTTCCTGTGGAAAACAAGGAAGAGGTCGAGCGTATGATCAGCCAGATGGATAAGTCTATTAAATCTAAAGGATTGCTTGTTAAGTCTGAATCAAAGTTTGGAAGAGACCCTAGACGGTTACGGAAGAAGAAGAGCCCTAAAGGTACGAAAGTATCCATGGATTCTAAATCTGAAGCAACAATATATGTTCCCCTTCATTCTAAGAGACATTCTTATATGCAGTCCCGGAGAAATACTAGGCCTATCTGCGTCAATCGCCTTGCCGGTCTTAGTGATAAGAAAGGTAAGACGAGAGTCGTCTGTATTGCAAATATCGTTTTGCAATCTTTCCTCAAGCCTATTCATGATCATCTATTTAATCTCTTACGAAAGTTAGAGACAGATGGTACTCATGACCAGGAGGCGCAAGCTCGCCGTGTCTGTAGGGCCACAAAACTCGGTAAGTTCTGTGAATCTATAGACATGACAGCTTGCACCGATAGGTTTCCAGCATTATTTCAATGTTGGGCCCTATCGAGCCTAGGTATCTTGAGTAAAGCGCAAGCTTTACTTTGGTATATCTCTCTATGCTGTACTCCTATATCGTACTGGAATGAAAACCAGTCGAAATGGGACACACTGTATTACCGGGTTGGTCAACCAATGGGTGCTTTGAGTTCATGGGCTGTTATGGCCATGTCTCATCATCTCTTAGTTTACTGAGCTTTCGTATCTATCTACCCAGAGAAATCTGAGAAGTTTACAGATTACGCCATCATCGGAGACGATGTAGTGATCTGAGATCCGAAAGTCGCTCTTGCGTATCGTGAAATTTTGAAACTGTTAGGAATCGAAATTAGCGAAGCCAAGAGCTACCGGGATTATGGGTTAGCTGAATTTGCTAAAGGTTATTACCGTAAAGGTCATAATCTGAAGCCTATTTCGCCTGACCTGTTGCTCTGGAATAATCAAGAGGGTACAGGAAAAT